AACGCGGTAGCGCTTTTTGGCTTTAGCTTTTCCGAAGTAGTATTGAAAGACGACGCCCCTGTCATCTTCCTTGTAGGCCAGTTTGAAATCTACCTTTTTGGATTTTGCTACGGTGAATCCATCGCGGACGAGGAAGGCGACTTGTTGATCTTGATTATACATTTTTTCCTGTGGGGTGAGTTGTTTCCAACACATTACACTATGTCTGCGCTGCCCGTCAAATCAAATCTTCAACTATCCCGAGAAAGATGAGCGACGAACCAGACAACAAAATAATCGGAATAGACCTCACCGCCGAACTCGCGCGGCATCTGCTCAAGGCCGACGACCGAAGCATCGCCCAGCGTGTGAAGGATGGCGTGCCGCTTACGAAGGGCCAGCGGGCGCGGCTTGAGGAGGCGGCGAACGCGGAGCCTCCTGCCCTGCCTGTTCCGAAGGTCGGACGCCTAAAAAAGAAGCAGTGGGAGGACTTCGCTTTTTACCGTGCCAACGGATTGACGCAGGTAGCGGCCTATATGAAATCGGGATTCAATGCGACGGAGCGCACCGCGATGAAATCGGCCCCCATCCTCGCTGCCCGCCCCGAGGTCGCCGCGCGTATTGCTGAGCTCCGTGAAGTTATGTACGAACAGCGCAAAGGCGAGGTCATGGACCTGCAGGAGGCAATGGTCGAGCTCACCAAAGCGGCGCGAGGAATGAACGGCCAGATCAAGCCCATTGACGGATTCAAGATGCTCGCAAAACTGATGGGCTGGGAAGCGCCGAAAAAACTGGTCGTCACCCAGGGCGCGGACCTTGTAATCATCAACCCGACCGACGACCTGGACGAGATCCCGCAGGACCGGATTATCGAGGTTGAGGCGGAGGACGAATGAAAAGCATGTATCTTAAAAACGGCGCGGGACAACTCGTGGCCATCGTATCCACGCCGGACTACTTCGACCAGTCCATAACAGTGAACGGGCGCAAGTGGCGTTTCGATTTCTGCCGCAGGTTTGGCCCGCTGTGGCTTAAGGCTGATGGCACCGAGCGTAAAAACCAAAACCCCGGCGCTGCCGTTTGGCGTGAGTTCCAGGAGTGGTTTGAGGGGTTGAACAAGTGATCGCGCCCGCCCAATTCCGCTTCACGCCGAAGCAGTCCCGCGTTTACAACACGCTGATGACGCGGCACCCGCCCTACTGCCTCATGCATGGCGGCGCGAGGTCGGGGAAGTCTGTGGTGTTCGCGCGCAGCCTGTTCGCGCTCGCGACGCTATACCCGAACAATTTCAAGGCCATCGTCATACGCAAGAGACTGAAGGCCGCGCGGGAGACGATATTCAAAGACACGTTGCGCCCGATCGCGAAGAGCTTGAAGGGATGGACCATCCGTAGCGAAAACCAGTCGCCGGTGATCGAAGGGCCGAAGGGCCAGATCATCATGATCGCGGGCATGGACCAGATGGATGATATTCTTGGCGACGAGTACGTCATTGCGTGGATCAACGAGGGGCGGCAAGTTTCCTACTCCGACCACATCGCGCTAGAAGACCGCATGGCCCGCGTCGTCAAGTCCGAGGACGGCGAGGTGCTGCCACCGATGCGCTGGATGGACACCAACCCGAGCTTCCGCCACCATTGGATTCATCGCCTTTGCCTGGAGTCGATTGAGCCGGAGGATGGGCGCGCGCTGGAGGCCTCAGAGCGGTGGTACACAAAGCATTGGACGCCGGAGGACAACCCGCATCTGAGCGTCGGATTCATCGAGCGGCTGAAGCGCCTGCCCGAGATACGCCGGCGTAGGATGTACAGCGGCGATTGGTGCAACAACGAGGGCGCGGTCTACGATATTTTTCAGGAGGACATCCATACGTGGGCATGGGGCGAGGAGCCAGCGGGGTGGGAGAGCGCACCGACCGTCGAGGGTATTGACTTCGGCTACAACGACCCGTTCGTGTGGCTTCGCGCAAAACTGATCGACCGCGTACAGTGGTTCTATCCGCCGTTCATTTACAAGTCCGGCGTCATTGTCGAGGAGCACGCAAAAATGATAAAGCGCCACCGAGCCGGGATCGAACCGATGTGGGTTGTCGCCGACCATGCAGCGGGCGACCGGGCGACGCTGAACGAGCGCCACGGCATTGAAACGATTCCGGCGTATAAGCCAATCGTCGAGGGCGTCGGCGTCACGAAGGAGCTTTTGCGGCCTGATGATCTTGGCGCTGTTCGGATGATGGTTCACGAAGATATGGAAGAGGTTTTGAACGAATTCTTCTCCTACGTTTGGGAACCGCCGCGCGAGGGCCGCAAAGCGAAGGAAGTCCCGCGTGACCTCGACAATCACGCTATGGACACGATGCGCTATATGTCGATGGAGGTCGAGGGCATCCGCGCGGGTGATGCGAAAGCGTCGAAGACTGACCCGTTTTTCTGGGGCGCGATATGAGTAATAATTTCCGCCGATCAACGGCGGCCAACATAAGGAAAACATGAACAACACACTAAATAACCTGCTCGGCATTACTCGGGCAATCGCAGGCGCGAGCCGCATCAAATCGAGTCGGACATTCACCGAATTGCTATCATCTCGAATCACACAGGCCGCGACAGAGACCGCCCTCGCAAGCTTCGCCGAAAAGCTGATGAAGTCCATGAACGTTGACACTGGATTTGTCAGCAGGGAGATGCTTGCCCCGTTTCTCTCATCATGCAGCGCGCCAGACGCCAAGGCGGTACAGGCATGGGTGCGGTCGAATCCCAATACACTGGCGATCATGGCGCTGACCAAGGACGACGAAACACGAATCAAAATGGTCAGCGCTATTACTGTCGAGGAGTCGCCTGACCTAGGAGGTGTAGCACCGCCTACGCGTGACTGCGACATTCCCATTATGGTTCGTTGCTCATCTCCATTTGCTCACGGCGGAGACCAGAAGAGTGGAAACGCGACATTATTCCGGCGCATGGATGTTATCTCGACGAACAACGCGGTTCTCCGGCTCCCTTACTACGCGGGCAACGCTTTTCGCGGACAGCTTCGCGACACGATGGCCGACCAATTTCTCAAAGGCATCGGACTTACACCAGACATGGCAAAGCCACCTGTTAAACTCTGGTTCTTTCACGCTCTCTACGCAGGCGGTGCTTTGCAGGAAACCAGCAAGGCCACCAAGTCCATCGAAAAGGAGCTTGGCGCAAACGGAGCAATACGCGCCGATGGAATCCGTAAGTTCCGCGACATGGTTCCGCATCTATCCCTGCTCGGCGCGGCGATGGGGAACCGGATACTAGCAGGTCGAATTTCCGTTGCTGATTTCCGCCCTCATTGCAAGCAATGGGGTAACGGCGAAGTGGACGCAGCCCAGTTGATGGAGTGGACGTTCCTGACGCGCCGCGAAGATCACGAAGAGCACGCAGACGGAGAGCACAGCGGCATGATCGCAACAACGGAGGCGCTGCGAGCTGGCGTCGAGATGACCGGAGGCATCGACCTCTCATCCAAGATGCTGAACATCCAGGCGTCGGCACTCGCACATGGGCTGTCAGGAATGCAGGAAAGGGCGTGGCTCGGCGCGAACAATAACCGAGGATTCGGCAGGGTCGAGTTAGAGTTTGGCGGATGCTTTGCCGACATCGACGCCGATCTATACCCGTTATACTTGGCCGAAAATAAAGAGGCCATTCTTGATTATCTCGCAGAAGTGGGGGCCATCAATGCACGCGATGAACTTGCTCTCAACTAGTATGCCGGACCTGCAACCTCACCCCTCAGAGAACGAAAAGTCTGAGGGGAAATGCTGCGTAACTGGTGCCGCCTCGGCGCAGTGCATCCCGATGAAATATGTGATTAAAAAATCATTCACAAATCGAGACACGTTGCAATTCCCGTCATCAGGCATGGCGTCGATTGATGTCGCCCGCGTCATGGCAGATCGCCGGAGCCGCAGCAAATCATGGTTCACGGATGGCGAAAAGTTCGTCGTCCTCGATAAGCCAAAAGCCCGCGAAATGCTTACGAATGGAGTCAAAGGCGCAGCGCAATGGTCGATCTATATCACTACCAGTTTCAAGAAACATGGGGCGATTTTCGCCAAGGTCAACAGCGGTGAGGGAGGCACATGGAGATTTGAAAACCTCGACGTGGACGCCAGTGACATCTCAAAAAACAAGCAATGGTTCTCGACCATGCAATCGGCATATCTCGACCACGGCATAGGTCGCAAAACGATGGAGTCCCTGAGCCTCCATCCTGCTACGGCCAAAAAGATCGATTGGAAATCATGGTTGGATTTTGAGGATTGGGCTAAGCCAAAGGTGCGGTCGCCGTTATATGCGCTGTGCGTTTGGTGCCTTCCGACACAAAAGGAGCTGAATGGTGAGTGACAAAAAAACGACATTTCGCCCGCTAAAAGTAACGGTGACGCTCGACGGAACCGGTATCTTCTACGACAAGTCAGAGCCTCCCATGCTGGATGCGCTACTTGAGTTCTTTTACGCTCGCCACGCAAGGCATCAGGACCGAGTGGGGAATCGTGACGACAAACCTGATACGATAAGTATACCGGTAGACCGGCATAGATTCGCGGACGGTTCATGGTGCTGGAAGGCATCGGCATTCATGCCAGGGGGACCGGTTGCCGAGACGACTCGATTCATCCGCTCAAGGTTCCGTCGAGACCGGATCGAGATAACCAACGGGTCCCCGAACCTGACAAACGGGGTCTATCGAGATTACAATATTCCGGTCCCCCTGATCTTGTGCCGAACAATGGTCGCGTATTGCGTAGGGGATCGGCGGAAGATAAGGCGCGAGTTACGCCGTGAATTGAAGTTCCTTGGCAAAAAGGGTTCAGATGGATTCGGAAAAGTCGTCGACGTTGAAGTTGATGTAGTCGATGAAGACCTATCGATGACAAAGGACGGCAAGGCCATGCGCTACCTGCCCGACCCAGATGGATGGCGAATGGTTCGCATGATCCCGCCATATTGGAATTCATGGGATCGCGTTAAGTCCTGCGAGATCGGGGATAAGTACGAGTTGTGAAAAACGACGAGTACAAAATATGGGTGCTCCATCCGTCATTTAAAAAACGGATGGATCGCACCATCAAAACCATTGAGCATCAGCTATCGCTTTGTTCGTCGCCGTATGTCTCTTTTTCTTGCGGAAAGGACAGCGCAGCACTGCTCCACCTCGTTCGCTCTATCGATATTAATGTTCCCGCTCGGTGCCTTTTGTGGAGAGGAGAGTCAGAGAACATGGGCAACCATTTGGACGTTATTGAGCGAACGGGGAATGTCGAAATATTCTGGGAAAACAGAAGCGACCTTGATGACTCAAGGCCCGAGAGATGGAATATTCTGCATTCAGATTCGGATGCTCAATTTATCGGTCTGCGAGCAGAAGAAAGCCCCGCCAGAAAGAAAACACTAGGCAGGCACGGGGAGACATTTACCAAGCAGGATGGCATGATGAGATTCTGCCCGCTTGGCTTATGGAGTACGCGGGACATCGGGGCACTGATTGCTTCTGAGGATTTGCCAATACTATCGAATTACGAGGCGCGAGGGATGAAATCTCGAACCGCAACAAGGGTGCCAAGGACTACCGTCAGGGATGACATGAACATGATGCGCCGAACGAATCCCGAAGGTTACCGACGGCTGAAAGAAAAGTTCGGCGACCTATAGCTTTGCCCGCCCCCCCAATACCATGATCCTCGCACCAAACGGAACGCCCATCCCTCCCACGCTGTCCGACCGCGACGCCGCATCCATCCGCACCTTTGCCCGGGAGATGCACGCGAACCGGCGGCTGACGCTCAATCGTGGCCCGGTCGGCGGCGGAACGCTCTACAGCGAACTATGCAACGCGCTCGGATGGGAGGACGGCAAGGGGATGGCGAAGCCGGACGAGGACCAACTGTTTTCCCACTATGAAGGCGGCGACATCGCGCAGACTGTTTTCGAATGCTATCCAAACGCGAGCTGGAAAAAGTGGCCGAAGATTTCCGAGCGAGGACGCGACAAAGAGACCGATCCTTCCGAGTTTGAGTCCGCAGTCGCCGCGCTTGACGACCGCCTCGGGCTCTGGACAACCCTGCATCGTCTCGATGTCCTTTCCGGCGTTGGTCGGTACGGCGGGGTGGTGCTCGGGTTCAATGACGCCGCGAACGATGCCACGCTGAAAAACGAAGTGCCCGAGGGATCGGAACTCGTATGGATGCGGCCCTTCGCCAGCGCCCATCTCAAGATTCATGGCCGCGTGGAGAGTCCGAACGATCCGCGCTACGGCCTGCCGTCGATGTACCGTGTCGAGTCCACCGATTACCATCACTCGCGCGTCGTGCACGTGGCGTGGAAGGATATGCTGGGGCGCGGCGTTGGTCAGTCCCGCCTCGATGCGCCGTGGCGTATGCTTTGCCTGCTGTGGGTAATGCTCGGCAGCTCCGCGAAGCTGTACCAGGAAAACGCGAAGGTGATCCGGTCGCTGATGCTAGATCCTCAGTTCGATTGGGAGTCCGCTGCGGGGGTGGCCGCGCGTAAAAAGATTCCAAAGGCTCTTGAGGACGCGATGAATGGGGGGTGGATGAAACTCGCTGGTGCCACCCCGTCACAGATCAACGGCTGGTTTGAGGAGCCGGAAAAAACGATTGAGTGCCTGAAGGATATGATCGCGGCGACTTCCCGCATCCCGAAGCGGAAGCTGTTCGGCAACGAGGCGGGCGAACTCGCGAGTACTGCGGACGAGGATAATTTCAACGACGGCGTGGATTTTCAAAACCGGATGCACGTCGTCCCGAATATCGTGCGGCCTGTTCTGCAACGACTGATCGAAACCGGAGTACTGCCTACGCCCGAGGCCGGATTTGACGCCGCGTTTGAGCCAGCAGGCGAGACAAAGTTGGCGGACAAACTTGCGAACGCGAAGACGGTCGCTGAAGCGCTGAAGATCTGGATTGAGTCCGGCGGCGAGATGTACATGCCGTGGCCCATTTTCGCCAAGAGGCTCTGCTTTTCAGATGAGGAGATCGCGGCGGGCGAGGACGCGGCGCTTCGGGTGCTGGTGGACGCGGAGGGGTAGGTCGTGAACCATCAATAGGATAAAATTATGAGTGAAGCATACTACCAACAGATCAAAATCGAAACAGACGATGGTGAGCCGATAACATACATGGTTTACGATCTATCGATCATCGTAAACAGAGGAAACAAGCGAAGGGTTTATGGCGGGGCTGATTACGAACTTCTGCGACACCTGATAAAGAGGATCGCGGACGCAGAGGGGTAGTGAATATGAAATGGAAGCAACCACAGAAAGGCGAGACACGGGTACGGACACGATTCGCACTATTCCCTCACCTTGTAGGAACTAACTGGGTATGGCTTGAGCGATTCGACGAGTATCAAGCCTTCTGCCACAAGCCTAATGAAATCCTCAAGTGGCGGGTCATATCGCGCGGACCAGTAGGATTCGAGTTCCCCGAGTACGTCCCACTAAATAAGCGAGCGAGGCCGAAACCGTTCAGCGATGACATAATTCTGCCCCGAATTAGTTACACTGATGCCATGTGATGAAAATCCGCGTCAACATGTCGGAGCGCGACCCGACCGGCACCGCGCTTGAGACGACCCGCTACCTCGCGCAGATGCGGAAGCGTTTCGCTGAACTCGCCGCGCTGATCCGCTCCATGATCGTGGACCAAGACGTTTTCGGGATCGCGGAACTATCGACCAACAGCGAACTGTCATTCCGCGTCCACCGGGACAGCGCCGCCGACCGCGCGCGCAAAGGAAGATACCGACTACGCAACCGCCGAGCATGGGCATTGGATCGCAACCCCGAAAAGGTCCGGCTGTTCATGGCGTGGCTCGCGGAGATGGAAGCGCTCGGCATCCTTGAAATCATCGACAACGGCGGCGAGGCGGTCGCGGGTTCCTCGCTCTGGTCGTCCATCTTCGTTGATACCGCCTACCGCAAGGCGCTGCGCGAGGGCGCAAGAGACGCGCTGAGTTCCCTGCCTGCTGACAAGGCGGCGCGGCTTCGTGCAGCTGGCTGGTCTGGATCCGCCGACTGGGCGC